ATCAATACAGTTCTCGGCTACAAATATATTGGGGTTATCGTTTGAGTACCTTTTCTTGAGTTCGTTGGTGCTAACAACCATAAAATCTGAAAGTTGCATCTGCTGTAAACCTAACATAAACAGAGGCATACCTGGTAAATAGTTTGTGTGTGCTGCGTTATATTCAGGGACATTAAACATATAGTCATCAATTTCCATACCTATCTTTTTAGTTCCCTTTGAACACTCTCTAATGGCTTGAATAATCGCCAAACCCTTATCATTTAAAAATCTCTGAAAGATAATGACATCGGAGTTTTCTACTATGTGATGTAAATCTCTCATAACATTAGTGTCTTTGTCTGTAATAAAGTGTTGCCACACGGAGTTTTCTACACCCTTTTTATCCCACTTCGGCATAAGTACTGGAGTTTTCATATACTCGGCAAAGTTAGCCATACGGTACATAATAATCCCAGGTAATTGCGTGTGCATAAAACATACAGAAAAAGCACCCTTTTTAATTTTTTTCATTCTCATACTCCTTTTCAAGTAAGTCATCTGCTTTTACAATTTCATCTCTAAACTTATGCGAAACCATATCAATGTAAAATCTGTAGGTTCCCGCACATTGCGAAGCATCAGCTATATGCTGAAACTTAAACCCCGCTTTCCAAGCGTCAAGAAAGAAGTGGTGGTCGCAACCGTGCTTTACTTCGTTCCGATACGGAACTTTAAGTCCAACCTCTTTGGTGTAAGCAGTAAACCCATGTCCTATAAATTGACCGTTTACTTTTTTAAGTTTCTCGGCATTAAACTCCGGTACCAGTTTCTTTTCAAAAGGTACTAAACATACTCCCTTATCGCCTAAAGTCTTTTCCTGTGCCTTGTAGAACGGAAAGTAGATTATGTCTGCTTTAAACTTCTTAAACGCCTTTATAGCCCACTTTGCTCTATCGTGGTCATAAACATCATCAGAAGCCGAAACAAGGATTATAGGGCTTTCTACCATTGAAGTAGCTCTATTATACGTCTTGGCTATTCCCTGATTTACTTCATTTCTAACTAACTTAATTCTCTTATCTTTCTTTGCGTAAAACTCAAGTATGTCCATTGAGTAGTCAGTTGAGCAGTCATCAACTATGCAAAGTTCTATATCCTTTTCTGTGCTTTCTAAAATACTTGAAATACTTTCTGCAATATAACTCTGTTTATTGTAATTCCCCATTATAAAAGATACTTTAGGCATTTTTCACACTCCTTCCTTTTGACAGTTCCGTAAGATTTAGTTTTAAGGTTCCGCAGTCATAATACTCGTCAGACCACTCTGGTTCCTCTACTCTTTGTCTTGCCAACATCTTTTCTATGTTTCTCTTAAATCTATCAATAGAACAGAAGTTAGTGTAAAATGCTTTAATCTTATCCCAGTCATATACACTACTCGGTATCTTACTTAATCTGCGTATTCTGTTTATCAACTTGCCCTTATGGTCTATCATTGTTTCTTGTGCTATATCACTCATATAATAGGGCAAGTAGGTATCGTAAATCTCTGTGTACGGCATAGGGGTATTTGTAAGTACCTGTCTGCCCTGCAATAAAAACTCTACCGCAGAAACAGGCATACCGTCATGTTCCGTAAGCCGAAGCAACATAGATGACCTCTTGATTACATCTTGAGTATCGCACCAACCCATCCCCTCTACGTTATCCGTGCTTCCCTTATCGCCACCAAACACAACAAACTTTATATCAGGACAAGCCTTAATAACAGAGGTGCAAAGGTCAAGGTGATACTTCGTGACTGCACCGGCAACCGTAGGCATATAAATTGCTACCGTAAAATCTTTTGGCAACGGGTGTATAACCGTAGGTACTTCAACAGGTGTCGGTACCATAGGGCAAGTGTTTTGTGTCTTACCTTGCAAACCCATCTGTTCCAACTCGCCCTTTGTGTAGGGATATTCAGAAAGAGAATAATCAACCTTTGAAAGTATCAGTTCCTTTGCCATTTCTATCTGCAAGTAAGGAAACCCCTTCCAAGCCAAAATATCAGACCCTATCCAATGTGCCACCTTAATTACTTCGGGATTAACCCCAGACCCACCATACGCCTGTGTGGTGTCTAAAGAGTAATAACCCATTAAATATATCATTTTATATTTGTTAGGCTTCATTGCGGGGTGAGGTAAATAATCCTGTCCGCATAATTTAGCCAACCTCTTTGCGTGAAATGGAGCTCCAAAAGAAACAAAACAAACAGGGTTCTCGGGAAGTCCTAATTTCTTTTTAATGTAAGATACCCTTTCTGTCCAATTCTTTGAACTGTCATCAGACAGTCCACCCTCTTTCGGCATTTCGGCGGCATAAGTCCTGTTGTTCATAAAGTGAAACTTTGTGCCGTGAAGTGCTAACCGAAGTGTCCATTCCCAATCGTTTAAAGACTTACAGTCAACATCCCACGGTTCATAATTCTCTCTCTTAACAGGAAACCCACCGTCAATGTAAGGATGTGTCTTTAGGTTGTCAATATCAAACTTCTCGCTATAATAAACCGAGTGGGGTTCTCCGTTCTTTATTAAATCGTACCCACCATAAACCATTCCACAATCGGTGTGTGCTTCAAACTCTCTCGCCCAAGTAGATAACATACCAGGAAGCGAAATGAAATCACTACTAAAGAAAGATAGGTAAGCGACTTCGGGGTCTTTAAGTAGTTCCTCTGCACCCGTGTTTCTCGCAGCACATACTCCCTTGTGTTCTATTGTAATATGACTTATTCGTGGGTCTTTAAAACCTTTCATTACTTCTAACCCGTCTTTATTCTCTCCGTCAAACACTACTACCAATTTCCAATTCTCATAATCCCTGTTATCAATAATACTGTCTATTGCCCTCTTTAATGTCTTTTCAGAGGGGGTGAAAACGGGCATTACTATTCCAAATCTCTTTTGCATTATTTTGCTCCTTTTTTGGCAAGTGCCACATAACAAAGAAAATCCTTTGTCTTGGTTGCCAATTTAAATATGTTTTCATAACTTAAATGCCTACAATTATTCGGTATTATATCAACAAAAAACCAATCAATTCCTGACATCTCTTTTAACTTATCTTTACTTATTCCCCTGTTCCTACCACCATTTATCTTTTCGTTCTGTTCGTATATCATTATAAATCCACCAGGCTTTAACACTCTCTTTGCTTCACTTAATATCTGTGTTCTGCCTTCGTCTGTTTCTACATTTGACAAAACAACAAAGATAGAAACGACATCAAACATCCTATCAGGATAGGGTAAGGTCTTACCATTACCAAGAACTATGTTCATATTGGGGTGTAGGCTTTTAGCAAAAGATACTCTACTTTCTAATACGTCTATTCCGTAGCAGTTAGTGGGTCTTGCACCAAACTTTACCCACTTCCTTAAAGTTTCACCATCACCACAACCTATATCAAGAAATAACTTATACTCGTTTAAATACTTGGGATAACCTATTGACATTAAAATACGACCCATTGCGTTTTCAAGGGTATGCACACAAAATCGGAGATAATCAAAACACATACCGTATCTCTGTATCGTGGTGTTATCCTCTCTTTCGTAAGCAACTTTCAGTTTTTCAAGTTCTTTGTCCATATAACTCCTTTTAATGGGTAGGGGAGGCGATTAAACCTCCCCCATTCCATTACTTACTTAAGCTAACCCAGTGTGCAGGGTCATCAAGAAGTATGCTTTCTTCGGTTCCATTACAGTTGCCGCAAAAGTCACCTTTGCACCAACCGTTGAGTACAGGTCGCCAGGGTTAGAAGTATCATTCGGACCAGGGGTCTTAACTATAACCTTAACTCCACCTTTACCGGTAATCTCCGTCACCGCAAACGCACCAGAACCGTAAATCAGGGACAGATAACCAGAGAAGTTTACTCCAGTTAAAGCTGCACCATTTCCGGACATGTTCGTGACATTTGTCCAGACAGGGAAGAAACTCTGCGAAGGAACCCATTTAACACCCGCAAATTCCCCGATAACACCTTTAGCACCCTTTTCAGCATTTGAGTACATGTTCCAACGAATAAAGTCCTCGTCTGCCTGAAGTCTTGCAAGTACTCTGGGAGCAGCAACACCGTCAAACAACATACCATCGGCGGGTTGTGCATTGTTCTCCCACAGTTTCGCTACAACAGCACGTACTGACCTCGCTGTGATATTCAGGTTGGCTATGTCGCTTTTCAGGACAGCCGCCGTATCAGCAGTAAGGTAAGAGTGTACTTTTGCGAAAGTACCCATATTCGTTCCATCACTTGAGATATACAAAGTGGAAAGTCCACCTTGCTGACCGTCAAGAATATCGGAAAGAGCCACAGGGCTTTCTGAACCAGGATACCACGGGTCATTACTTTCCAGAGATTTGTTAATCGTCTGTCCAGTCAATCTCCACAGTATTTCTTTATCTATGGTCTTTGCCGCCCTATTGGAGATAGGGTCTATAGCAGAGTTAATAACGGGGTTAATCGCCGTTATATCCACTATATCAGAAACCTGATGGAACGCAAATTTCTGTTTCAGAGTTACTTCAACTGACCTTACGGACAGTTCCTCTGGAGAGGGAGTAGTACCTTCGGTTATGGTAGCCATACCTTTGGTAAACTCTTTAATCTTGTAGAAATGTACAATATGACCCTGATTAAGCGGTATAGCTCTTTTCTCGGCGGCTTCATAAAGAACCGTCTTGGGAACCAACTGCTCAATCATTTTCTTATCATAATACTTTCCGACTGCACCTGTAAACTCTGTGCCGTCTGTAAATACTGTCGTAGCCATAGTCTTATCCTCCTAAAGGATATTTTAGGCTTTGCCGTGTCGTTTTAACTCCGCCAGTATTTCAGTAGAACTTGCTTTATCCAAATCTATGCCTTCCGTTTCCACAATAACCTTTCCACCGCCCTCAACTACTGCTCTACTTGCTTTTGACAATCTTGCCTCTGTTTCTTTAACTCCACGTTCATAAGCCGATTTTTCGTAATTTGAAACATTTTCTCCACGTACTATTTTAGCCAATTCTAAATACGGGTTACCACCTTTATTTACTACTTGCTGTAAGAAGTCAATATTGGACTTCCAAGCACTTTCAAACTGCTTCATAAAAGCAGGGTCTGACATTTCCTTGATTTGAGAGATTGCTTCTTTGTGCTGTGTGGCAACCGTTCTGCTCTCAAGGTCTGCCTTAACAGGTTCTAAAGACTTGTTAACCCTTTCTTCCATAGATTTAATTGCCTCGTCAACCTTCATTTTAACAACCTTTTCAAAGGTTCCGGGGGCATCTTTCTCAAACGCTTCGTTCAGTTCTTCCTGTGTCTTAAACCCATTAAACTTCTCTATAGGCTTAATAGGTTCAACAGGTTTAGTAATAGCAAGTTCTTGCATCTTTGTTTCTACTGCCTTTGCAACCTTTTCGTCAAAAGACGGTTCAGGCTGTGTTTCAGTTTCAGTACTCTTTTGTACTGTTTCTGAAACGGGCTTTGGTACATCTACCACTTCTTTAGGTGTTTCCTTTGGTGCCTCTTTCGGTACTTCTTTGTGAGTTTTACCTTCCTGTAGGTTTTTCAAGGCTTCCTCTATTTGTGAGGAAGAAAACTCGTTTATGTTGCTTTCGGTTATTACTGTATCTTTTACTGCTTCTGGTGTACCAGATACAGGTACAGTTGCACTATTTTCTGGTACAGTTGCCACAGGTGCGGTTTCTTCAACCATTTTCATTCTCCTTTTCATCAACTTCTTCTTTTACTTGGCGAAGGTCTTTTATCAAAGATACAAGCATTTTTATAGAGCTTACTTCACCGTGTCTAAATTGCAATTCTTCATTTGTCAACCCCACCTTGTCAAGTAAGCAGAGCAGTCTTTTCACTCTTAATTCCTCTAACCATTTTATCAAATGCTCTCCACTTGTAGAACGAAGCAAACTTATTAGCACAGCGGAGTTGGGAAGTTCCGCTATCTCAAAGTCCTCTTTTACAATTTTTTGCTTTTTCCAAAACATTTAACCTCCTTATCTCGTGAATGGGTCTAACTGCATAGGTGCTGTACTTTCTGCTTGTGCCTTTGCTACATCAGTTGTACTTGTGGGTATACCCATTTCTCCAACTGGTGCCTGTTGCTGTTGCATAGGCATTGGTGCTTGAGGTACATCTGTCATTAAAGTATCTGTGTTCTTGAACTCGTAAGTATCAAATATCTGCTTGAATATAGCAGCCATATCTAATCTCTTTCCCTGCAGAGCAAGTAATTGAGGTGCTCCCGTACTTAAAATCATATTCAGTAAATTGGTAAGTTGAGCCCGTTTAGTTTCCTTTGTAGACATATCAGAGATACCCGCAGCAAATACATCAAACTCGCCTTGAATGCTCTCTCTGCTGACAGGTTTCATATAAGGGTGACCGGTCACTCTAACTATAAAGTTTTCAGGTACCCACTCTTGAATACATTTTGCTTCCAACTCAACCATTCTCTGTAAATATTTCTGACAGTAGAATAATTGAAGTTTAAGTCTGCTGTCGGCGGCTTGAGCAAGAAGTGAAGCACCTGTCGCACTCTCGGCTCCACCTGTATTAGTACCACGAGTATAATCTGAAAGTGATAGCGTTCTATCAAGATAACCGTTTAGCTGTGAAGTCATAGCAAAGGCTTCGGCGGGTAAAGGTTTCATATCCAAAGGTACAACACCATCCATTTGGTTTACTTTCCACTTCGCACCCTGTTTAAACTGCCAACTTGCAGAGTTTTCCCACTCACTTATTCCTACTTTCATTATTTGATTAACAGACCTCATTATATAATCCATTGTTGAATTATTGAAATCGTTAATCTGGTCTTGCAAGAACCTTATCGGCTCTAATGCACCTATACCATAAAAGTCTGTAGTATCAGGTATCATCTTAATCGGTGAATACGGGAATGTTCCGTGAGGGAATGGATTAGCTTCAGCTCTTATAAGAACTCCACCCGCTAAAGTAATCACAAAAGACCCGTTATCTATCCAACACTCAACCACCTGATACTGTGGGTCTGCGTCTATCTGACGCTTTACTTCGTAAGGATTAGTCAATCCCTGAACCATGTAATTATCAGTAGTTAAATCAGAGGGCTGTGCAAACTTCTCTCCGTTCTTTTCTACTTCGCTTATATTCTTATAAATACCCTGTTTTTCAAGGCTACGCAAATAAGATAAACTTCTGACCTTTACATCACCTGAATATTCACAGTCCTCTATTTCCATAGCAGCAGGGTCTTTGAAAAACTCGTTAATATTAACAATATACCGAGTGGGTCTTTTTAAATTATTGTCCCAACCACTTTTAATTATTCCCGTACCATAAATACAAACACCACGAAGGGCTTGTGCAACGGTAGAATATTGATTAGTCACATCTGAATAATACTGATATACTTCCGTTAAGGTGTCTGCAAACTCAACAGATGACGAATTGCGAGGTGCCATTTGAAACGGAGGGTTTACAGAATAAATAGCAAGTAGCAAACGAGGTACAATGGTTTCAACACTATCAAAAGACCGAGGTATAAAAAGAGTACTCTCTCTGCCACCTCTACGCTTCTGTTCCAAATAGGAACGATACTTCTGATAAAACTCTCTCCATTTTGGTCGCATACGTTCAATAACAAGAGTTCTATATTGGTTCCAATATTTCTGAACCTTTTGCCTTGCCTCTGTTTCGGTCATTTTGTTTTGTAATTGCATCTATTCCCCCAGAACCATATCACCCTTATAACCTACACTTATAATTTGACTATCTTCTTCTTCTCCAGAGATTAACTTTTGAACGGCTTTCGCCTGTTGCTTCTTTAACCATTCCTCACCAGACATCTTTAAGGTCACTGCAGAATACCCGGGCTTTAACCATAACTGAACTTGATAAGCCATTGCGTCTATTGCGTCATCGTGTTGGTTCATTAGGTTAGGACTGAACTCTGATAACTGCTGAATTAAATCATACTGACCCTTTTTAAGGAAAATCTTTAATTCTGCAAAGTAAGGTATCAACCCACAAATACGCATTGCCTTGTTTGTGCGAGTGTCTGTTTTTAATTCCTCTATCGGCAAATAAATACCCCTTTCACGAGCCTTGTCCTCAAGATATATCTTTAACATCTTTTGGAAAGCCACAACCTCAATTCCTATCTTATAAGGATTATACTGTCTGTTTAAGTTAAAGATAGTTTCTATTAAAGTGTGTGGCTCGTTTGGTGCATTGTAGGTATCAAGAACATAAATGTCACCGTTTCTATCAATACCACATATTATTATTGCCGACTTATCAGACCGCTTCTTTGTTGATATTGACGGGTCTATAGTCATAAACACCCGAAGCCCTGTTGGTGCTGTTTCGTAATATTGAAACCATTCGGGCTTAAATCTCTTATCCTCATCCGGTACAGGCATATTCATCATTTCCTGTGCAAAGGCATAAGGGTTCTGTCTTTTAAACTCTTGCAACTTCTCGTGGTTCCAACGGGCAGGGAATAGCTCACTTCCCTCTTTTTCTATTCCGCCAATATACGCTTGATAATAAAGTGGCAACCAATTATTCTTGCCCATTAACTCTTTCAAAAAACAATTCGGTGCTATCATTGTGCCGATATAAAGCATTTGACTTTCAGGGTCTAAAGTGTAAAGTAGTTCTCTGTCAAACCACTCTTTGAAAACCATCATTTGAACATCAGACCTAACTAAAGCATTACTTTCTAAATCATCACAAATAACCTTTCCGTAATGCTGACCTCTTACTTGCTGTCCACTACCTCTTGCATAAATCTTTGCTCCGTTCTTAAACCATAACTCGTCTGTTCTCCAGACATTACCCCTTAAATCCCCGAAATCCTGTAGTATCTGTTCGTTCTGCTCAAACTCTGTTTTAACATCTGTAAGCCACTTTTCTGCAAATGTTTGAGTGTTAGATATTAAGAGTACCGGCCTCGGATATGCATAGCAACCACAATGCACAGGGAAATCAAAACTACAAATTGTAGATTTTCCGTGATGCCTCGGTGCAGCAACTACTGCTTTTTTGGTATCTGATAACAACATCTTCCATAAATCTCTATGGAACTTTGAGGGTTCGCAATCGTGCTGCTTGGTAAGGTAGTACCTTGAAAAGAACTCCATATCATCTCTACCAAACTTTGCACTATAACTTTCCTCTTTTTCTGCCATAATACCCCTATTTGTTCATTGTTTTAGTCGGTTTCATTATCCCGTGACACTTCGGACATATCTCTGACGGGTTCATAACCGAACCCTGTTTTGAATTACTGCATTTCTGACATTTATACATTACCTTTGCTTTCATTTTTTCCTCCGATACTGCTTTTGATACACGAAATAAACACATCTTCAAAATGTTTGTAAGCCTCGCTGTTAATTGGCTTAACATAAAATATTTTCTTTTCTACTCTGTCTTGCATTATCGCTGTCTTTGACGGGAAATCTAAAGTAATGCGTAGTGAACCGTTTTCGTCTTTAGGTTTTAACTTTATCTTTATATTATTATAAAACATTCCACTTTCACTATCCAAACACTCTCCCCAACCTAAAAGAGATTTATTGGTTTCATCAGTGTTCGGTCTTATTTTTGCGTTTGTCAGCTTCATTTGTCACTTCCCTTAATAAGATTTGTCGTATTTCAGTTAAACTATTTTCTATAATTTTTAGTTGATGACCCACATCTATTTTATCCCGTATCTTATTGTAATCTTTATCTGGAAGTTCTTTGTACCAGGAACAATCCAAGCACAACCCAAAATGACTGTTAGGACATTTTACACCGGTACAGATTTTCATTTCCCTTCCTCAATTTGCTCTACCTTAATAACCCCCATTTCCTTACACTTCTTATCTAACAGTAATCTTCGTTTTTCTTGGTCTTTGCTGTTTACCGTGATATTAAGATTTTGAGACTGTCTTACTATCGGTTCGGTACGAGAGAGTATCTCGCTTATCATTTTTGCAACTATATTAGGGTTATCAGACCCAAGCAATTCTCTCGCTTTGTTAATTGCATCTTCGTGTAATGATGTTATTGATGTTTTTTCAAGATTTGTCAATGCCCTGTTTTGTAGTTCCAAAATCCTTGCCTTAACGTGAGGATAACCGTTCATCTTTGAAGAATAAATAGCCAACCGTTCTCTTGTGTTTGTCTGATACCCTGCGGCAATATAAGCCTCAATAGGTTTCATAAGTTTTATAACTTGGTTTTGACAAAATGTTTCCTGTTTTATGTTTTTAAGTATTCCCATTTTTCTCCAAGTGGCAAGGGGGTGTACTAAAACACCCCCGATTATCAATTCTGATTTGTGCCACTAAAGGCTGACCGTTATCAACCTTTAAATATATACACTATTTTAAGTATATCAACCGCACCACGAAGACCTACGGTTTTTATGGCAATATCGCATATCTGCAGAACTGCCTCTCTTTCCTGTGCAGTAAGAAGATAGGGTTTCGCTTCCACTACTACTTTTCCCATTTCCTTGCTTACGGGTATTTCAATTACGTTAGTTTCTTTCTCGTTTGACATTTGTTCTCCTTTTAAACTTATCACAATTTTTATTAAAAGCTGACAATCCTATTAACAACAGGACTATCACTAAATACATCAAAGTACAACTTATCGCTAATGCCCAGAACACAAACAGTTTCACTTACCACCATTTGTTTTGATGGATTTAAAGTATTGCTTACTTCTTATTAAAAGTTGCTTGTGAATAGATTTAATAAGTTCCGGATTATTGAGGTGTTCGGGTATTTGCAATGCTACCCGGCAGCGTTTCTTATCGGCATACAGCAAAACACTATATTTCTGCATTATCTTATTTATAGATGAACCCATTACAACAAAACTATTACTTAATTCTGATAACTCAAGCAACATCATAGATAAACAAGAGAAATACCTGGCTCTATCCACTTTATTTTTATCAATATCCGTCATTTTACCTCCGTGTACGATTTAAAACCACAAAAAGGACAATAACTTGCAGGTACAACTCCACCTATTCTATTTATCTTATCATCAAACTCCAATACGAGTTTAAGACCCACAGAGTGACAAGTAAACTTACACCCACAGAAACCACTGCGACAATAATGTCCGTCAAATCCATACTTCTTGTTGTG